ATAATACATGTCGACTAGAACCATCCCAGTCAACCCACCCACACCATGCAAGTGTTTTAGTGCCAAGGTCTAGCCGTGTCGTTGCTCCTTGGAGCCCCAGCCATTCATCGGTTTCATTGAGATTCACTGCATTAGCCGCATATGTTGTGTCGCCTCTAAACTGTTTAGTGAACAAGTCTTCCAGCGCCGGAGACATTACCGGTTCAATCATTTTGTAAGCTCTGCAGTTATGTCAGAAGTCCCTGTCCCTGTGATAGTGAGACGGATAGTGGCACTCTTGGGGATACCTTTTAAGAGCTTGACTAGAGGTTCAGTAAAGTCACCTCCGTCTATCTTTACGAAAGCCCCTGACCCTGGAGACTTCATATAAGCAGTTACAATGTTCCCATCAAAAGTACCGTCTATAAATAGGTACTTATCTCCGGCCACATTAAGAGTAGCTTCTATAGAGTTTACAGAAACTCCTGTTTCGTTTTCAAATAAAGTCCAGTAATTAACATTGTCTCCAACAGCCATGGTTCTCTCCTTAAGGATTATTTCTTTTTATTATATCATGTTCAGCTTCTCTTAGAGCTTTGAGCCTGGCGACATCTATCTCCATGCGTTGCTGACCTTCTTTAATCTGTTTTTGTTCAGTAGTGACTTCTCTGACTTTCTCTTCAAGGTTCTTATGCATATCTTCTACTGAAGAAAGCACTGATAGATTGTTCTTTTCTACTGACGAGATGACTTCATCGTATCTAGTTTTCAGAGCTCCTTGGTCAGACTTATACACATAAGTGGCCAATCCTATAAGGGCCATTAAAAGCCATATGATTATATTCTTAGCATCTTTATAGTTTAGTAAATTCATATCAGTTCCTTTGCTCTATTGGATAAAGTGAACAATCTTTTCCACTCTCCTACTTCTTTCATCAATAGGTGAGGAGGTACGATGATAAGCATAAAAAGGTTTTCGCGAAGGCATTGGAAGAACACGTCGTGTACGCATGAACTTCTCATGAAACTGGCAGTATCTAAGGTGACTCCAGAAGGCCCGTCCCAACGATATCCTTTCTTTATGAGGAGACGTCCGTCTTCATATAGTTCAAAATATTCATGAGATATGAGATACCCAGTGACTTTGGTGAATACCATACGGTCTGCCAGCATCTCATACTTATATCGCTTTCTAGTAGCCTTTCTCTCAGCCTTAGTGAGCTCTCTATAGTCGAGGCCCTGGATGAAGCGTTCCATATACTTAGAGCATACTTTACGACGATTCCCTTTAACCAGGTTCATTTAAGCTTGGCCTCCCCATGAGAGCTCTGTTCAAGGTCATTCCCTTTCAAGTCGCTCCCAGTTATAGCTATCTCTATATCTTCACTGTCTTTCAATACTACTTCTTTCGGGGCCCAGACGATAGTGACCGAGCAACCAAAACATGTAAAAAGTAAAGACGTTATAAATGATTTTTTCATGATGCCAAAAAGGTTTTCCTTTCCGTACGGATATCTGAATAGTTATGAGGGACAGCTCCGATATTACTGAAGTCGTAACTTACATCATAATTACCTGCCAATATATAGTTCTTACGAGAATAGTAGCTTCCGTCTTTAGAAGCCGAGTCAGCAGGTAGCCCCCAAAGAGAAGACTCTAACCATTGAGCTACTTCGTTATTCTTGGGAAGATCTGACTGCTGCACTGTACCATTCTCTAAGAGGTTCTCAGCTTTGTCAAGTTCGTCTTTCATGTTACCGTCTATATTGGCCTTCTGATAACCGATAGCTGAATTGTATAGGTTACTGAGCATATACTCTTGCTCTTTATTCGAAGCTCCGTCTGAATCTTCTACTATAGACCCACTGTCTATGCTCCAAAACTCTTGAGGAGTAGAAGGTTCGAAACCTTCTGGCCATACTATCTCACTAGAGTCTAGATTCTCGGAATGTTCGTTGAACCTATCTACATTTAAATATGTGGTTACAGAACACCCATTCCCATTATCTTTTATTATTTTCATCTTACTGACCTCCTACGAAAGTGGCTGTGACTAAAGTCTCATTAACGTCGCCACCTCCATCGTCTTTAACTTGTAACCTACATGCTGAAGAAGTAGGAGTCACGTTCCTCCTAAAATTGACCATTCTAGAAGCCCCAGAAGAACCCCCTTCTCCTACACAAGCGCCAACAGAGTAATCTCCAGTGCTGAAAACTCCAGCAGTAAAATTAACTGTAAAGCTGCCTGTTCCGTTCTTAGTTACTGAATCGATGCCAAAAGAGGCGTTGACTACGTCATTGGTCACGTCATAAGACAAGAAAGCTTTCACAGTGGAATCTGTACCGTCTAAATGATCTTTAAGTTTTAATGGAGTGACGATTCTTTCATCATCTGTCCCTGCGTCCGTCTCGGCTTGAGTAGCCAGTTCTGCGATACCCTTCCTGGTTTCGGTAGCAGTTTTAGATTCTAACCCTGCAGGAGTTACTGCACGTGTCGCGTCAGTACCTGTCTGAGTCTCGCCGTTGGTGGCAAGCTCTACGATACCCTGGGCCGTCGTTGAAGCGACCTTAGAAGCTAGTCCTGAAGGAGTCACGATCTTATCGGTAACTATACCAGCTTGTACTTCCGCGTTAGTCGCAAGAGCAGCTTTACCTTTCACCGAAGTAGTAGCATCTGGGACAGAAATCAAACTCGTAAGTGAATCCCATTCTGGTTCAGCCGTAGGATCATTTCCTTGATTAGGAGTAGTGTTAGAAACGTAAACTTCACCGTCTGAACCCTTAGCCCAACCGTCTAAAGGATAGTCAGTATTGGCGTCCCATTCCGGAATACCTTCTCCATTTATATGGAATAGCATTTCATCAGCTCTTTCCTGCCACCAGTTCTGAGTTTCATGCGGAGGGATTTCTGCTATCCAACCTAGTAATGTTTTCGCACCGCCTGGATCTATAGAAGCCCCAGAAGAACCCCATATCCCCTTGCTTAAATCAGGTTTCGGCATAATCTACTTTGATTCCTTTCTCAGTTAGTGTCACTTTCCCTTTAGAGACAGGAGTTTTCCTACCTTCTTTCAGTACTTCGACTTCCAGATCTTTAGAAGATAATTTCTTGAGAGCCTGGATTATGTTTTTATTTATTTCCACTTTTCTACTCCTTAGAATGATTCTGCGTACTCTCCAACGTCGTATCCTTTAACTCCAGAAAACGCTCCTGCGTACCCAAATGCATTCTCTGCAGGAAAATCAAAATATAGATTTAAATTGACTCCTGCAGGTTTGGGTATGAGGTCATTTGTCTTAAGTAGTTGTTTCTCGTTGGCTGATAATTTTTTCCCGATCCCTAACGTAAAGCTGGCAGGTTCTAGGCCATCTTGTACTATTACCAGGTCGGCACCTGATAGGAAAGAAGTTAAAGAAGCGACATCGTTAATAGAACCGTTACTGTGATTTTTAGCGATCCTGGCTCTTATAAAAAGCCTATATTCTTCGTCCGTCAGTTCTACGTTCCCAGTAGTGTCTTCTCCCAAGGATAAGTATCGAGCCCCTATAGAGGAGTCTGAGAGCGTTCCATAACTATCTTCGTTCCCTACCCCTTGATACCCAAAGAACATTAAGAGATTAGCGTCTACCAGTATTCTAGGCTGCCCTACTAATACTCCTATGACGTCCAAAGTGAATCCAGTAGCAGTATCGATAGTCCTTAAGTCTATTATATCACAGAATACTTGCTCGAGAGTATTGGCCTCGGATAGCAATGCTTTTATGTAACCCTTTAGATTCTCTGCTTCTGAGAACTGAGTTAGGAGCCTGCTGATAGCGACTTGTTCATGGTCTAATTTTTCTATGCTCATGAATTCACCGTGATGTTGGTAGACAAGAAGTTGGCCAACTCATTAAAGTCTATGGCGATATCTGCAGTAGACGAAGGAGAAGGAGTTATATCTATGAATAGAGAGTCTACAGTAAGCCCAGGGACAGTATTTATAGGAGTATATAATAGGGAATGGATTACGTCATCTCCTACGCTGAATCCATTTTCTGCCGCGCACCCTACCAAGTCCCCATTAGCAAAATCTACAATGGCTTGCTTTATGAGGTCATCTCCGTTTCCTGGATAGTTAGAGTTAGTCGTTAAATTGACTATTACATAGATATCTACTTCTACAGGTCTTTGGAAGTTTATATCGTGAGGTATACCCATCACATCTAAAACTGCCACAGTAGTAGACCCGACAGTCGTTATACCTGTCGCCTTCTCGTTGAATATAGCTTCTGCAATCTCGGAACTGTCTCCTCCTTGAACTATAGCCTGTATAGAATGAGGGTCTTGCCCATTAGAATCGACTACGTTAGTATCGTTTTCTAATACGATTACGCTGTCAACTCCTTCCAAGTTAGCTATTGCCGAAAATATACTTTCTAGTAGAGATTGAGAGGGGAAAGCTACTGACTGTTGTCTTCGTATCCTTAACTCAGAATCTGTTTCCTCGTCTTGTCCTATGACGGCATCTAGAGGGTTAGTTACAGTGCTCCATCCGGCTACTGGAGTGTCGATCTCTGTTATAGTTCCTGCCAGAGATATAGTGGCTCCAGGTATCACTGCAGAAGCATTAACTAGGGTCGCCCCAGATATAGTGACTTCGCTATCTGTAGAATACTGAATACCGCTTGCAGTAGACACGATAGAACCTTGAGGGATTACGGTACTGTCTGTCCCAGTGAGGCTCAATTCTACTATAGAAGGAGTAGCAGGGAGGCGAGTGATACCGTTCAGTTGAACCAGATTACTTAAGATGTTCCCTACAGCTGCATCTGGATTAAAAGCATCATAGCAGGCTTGAGCCAGTTCCCAAAGGGCTGCATCTGATTCAGACAATGTTCCGTTTATCTGTCCGTCCGGAGACTGAGGAGTTAGGTTTATGTCTGGCCCAAAGATGGCCTGCACTGCAGAATTCTTATCATTCAATATCTCGTCAAGTCTTTTCCTGACGAAACCTATATCTGTAATTCCGTAATCAGCCATTCTGAATCTCTAAAGTTGTCTTGTTCATTCTCAAACTGCTACTCACCTCACCGAAGGTGGTCTCGGCTTCAAACTCTATCTCCAATATACGCTTGGTTCTGTCAAAAGTAAACTCAAAAGATACAAGTTTATTTACGTCTGGTGTTTGGAGTATCTCATTCTTTATTACAGACTCTGTAAGAGTCAAGTTTACTGGCTTTGTAAATATGTTCTGAAAATACGGAAGTCCAGCATTAATATCTAAGAACCACTCTCCTAGATAAGTGAGTAGCCTAGTCCGTACGTGCTGGACGACTTGATCTCCGGCCTGTATAGTACCGATTCTTCCGTTCTCTAAGAACAGGTCATTGCATTTATTTAAAGCTCTTCCTATCATGTCAAACTCCTAAGAAAGTTTTGAGTTTTACAAGTTCAGCAGCATATAATTGTTTCGGTTGAGGTAACCAACCAGGCTGAACAGTATTAAGGTCTATCAGCGCCAGCATCTCATGTAATACTGTCACGAGTTCTGCAGTAGAATTAGTAGAAGTGATGAACCCTTCTTTAAAGAGTTTGACAGCGTTCCCTATACCGTCTCCAGCTTGTAAGTTTATATTTTCTTTAGATTTAAGAGTAATATCCTTGTCAGCTTCTACTTTCATTTCTCCTTCCGGAGTTAAAGTTATTTTGACGGTCCCATCATCATGTTTTATTACCAAATTAGAAGGGTCATAGTCTGGAACTATATTGGCATCAGAATTCAGAGCAGGTATAGCAAATGCATCTGCTAGGTCGAAGAACCTGGCATCATTGGGGACCTTATCGACTCCTCCTTGCTGCAAGAATAGATCCATAGACCTTTCCGAAAATATAACGCAGCATTCATCTCCTTTATTGATAGGAGCAGTCATCGAGAAGCTTCCCCATCTAAAGAATTGGACAGGGACATTTATCAGTACTGGAAAAGATACTTTCTTCCCTTCGACAGTCTCTTGAGCAGTTGCTAAAGATACCTGAGCTCTTTGAGTAGCGGGATTGAAAGAATCTATGACTCCTGGGAGCATGGTATGGATTCCTTTCATGAGTTCCCTGAACCCGTTTCTTAGAACATTGGCAAGAGAAAATATCTCTCCTTCGTTACTCTCGTTTCCGTTGCTCATGATAATCTCCTTCCTGTGATACTGCTAAACCAATCAGTGCCTCTAGTGTCTCCTGAGTGTACGACCTTATTGACTCTGAATAGGCCTTCTCCTAATGTAGGTATCTGTTTCCTGAAGAATAAGTTTCCTACATTCACTTCAAAATTGGGGGTCTCTATCTTAAAAGCTCTATATGGTTGGATGTCTGGATTCAATAAGATTCTTACGTCAGCTCCAATCTCCGTGACTGAAGGACTACCGATCATTCCAGTAGATCTAGTGACTACTGTGACCTCGTTCTCTAAGTCGGCTTTGTCCCTGTCCTGAGTTACAAACTGACCGTCTTGTATAGACCAATAAAATCCATAATCGTCTGAAAGCTTGTTTAAAATCTCTTTAGTAGGTCCTGAGAAACTAAGGCCTTTCAAGCTCTTCCGTACTGAGTCCAAACCATCTAACTGCGCTTTGGGTATGTTGAAATTCGAGGCCAGATCGTTAACTACCTGCTTGAGGGGAGTACCTCCAGAATATGTCCTAGAGAAATAAGATTCCCTGGTAACTCTCTCTCCGTCTCCGGCATAGAACTCAGTTATGGTATCAACTCCATCTCTCCGGTTCACTATATTCCGGATATCTCCTTTAAATATAGTCACGATGCTATCAGCATACCCTGCTTTAAATTCTACATTGGTGAACTCTTCAGATATCTCGTTCACTCTTTCAAGACTGAAATTATATACTGATATCCTGGCCAAGTTCGGATATCCAAAAAGGTCTTTAGTTATTTCAAAATTTACACGCAAGTCTTTTGAGATGATAACTCTTCCGTCAGTGTTTATCAACTTTAATTCGTAAGCTCTTTTAAATTGCCTAGACATTAAGATAACTCCACAGGGAAGGTGAACGGGAACCCTTGAGATACTCCTTCTGCTTGAGCCTCAAAAGCTTCTTTCTCTTCCTCAGTAAGATGGATCAATAGTATCCTAGAACCTAAGTCGTCCGGTCCAGCATCTATTCCTGTGATCCCCTCTTCTGCCATTATCAGAGCTCCTATGCCCAAGTTATATTGGTCAATGAGATCAGCTCCTAGGACCATAGTGACTCCTCCTGCTAGAGTAGTTCCGGCTTCGTCAGACAAGTCAAAAGTCCAAACTCCTACTCTAGAGTTGTAAATAGTTCTGAAGTTATAGGTATTATCTTCTAAATCTACTTTGAAAGTCTGAGAATATACTGCAGGTTCTATAGGTATCTCAGTCATACTATTCTCCAGAAAACAGTTTAAATATTTGCAAGGCCAGGCTTTCTTCTTCTTTAGCAACTTTGGTGACTTTCCCTTTCGGCTTGTTAGAAGTACCTTTCTCTTTAGTCTGGATATCTTTCAGCTGCTGTTCTGATAGCTGAGTCTCCTCAGTATCTACAATGGTCAATTGCACTAAAGTGGCGTTAAATATGAGAGACCCAGACACGAAAGAATCATTGGGAGCACTTAGAGAAGTTATGACCATATTAGGGAGAGACTCCAGACCTGCTTGAACTATGAAAGGTTCTCCGGCATCATGTAACTGGTTCAATATCTCCCACGCGGCCACGCGTCTGCCTGGACCATTAGAATCTCCGAATTGATCTGAAGAGCTGAATATGTCAGAATCTAAAACAGATAAAGGAGTATTGCTGACTCCTGCGTTTAAGCTATAGACTTTTGGATTGGCATAGATATGGTCATTCACTTCCGCACCTGTTTCTATAGGGTTGGAAGTAACTACGCTAGATGCTAAGATCTCTTCCGATATCACTGCATCGAATGCTATGTTTCCCAATATAGTGTTTAAGAAAGTTGTCATTTCTGTATCCCAGTTTCTATATTCCGCAAGGCTTCTCTATTAGATTCTATGACTGATTTTTCTATAGCTTCTTGCAGTGCTTGTTTATCCATCCCGTCAGTATTACCTTTGACTTCTACGGTAACTTTCTGACTAGAAGTTAGAGTTGTTGATTTATTTACAGTATTATTACTTTGCTGAACTGTTTGAGCTGCATTGGCTCCTGCTTGGTTAGCGGCTTGTATCCTCTTCCTAGCCTCTATGAGTTGCTGTCTGGAAGCAGTGCGGATCATCCTACCTTCCATCTCTGGACCTCCTCCAGCCCCTTCAGTTCTTATGGCTTCTACCATTTCAGGAGTTTTGTCGTCAATGAGTCCTAGAGCTACCATCGCATCTCTGATAGGTTTCATGACTGCCATGATCTTCGTTTCAAAGCTTTCTAAAGTAGTGCCGAAGAGCCCTAATATGCCGTCAAAGAACTTGACCCAGTTGTCCCATTTTAAAGGGCTCTTAACTAAATCTATAAAACTGTCCCAGGCTATCATTATGTTGGCCAGGACATCTTCAACTAATATCCTGAAGGTCGGGAACTTGTCAAATAAGAAATCGAATAGAGTCCTACCTCCTTTGGCAAAAGTAGCCAGTTCGTCTATGGCCAAGACAATGAGAGCAATGAGTCCTCCGATTATAGTCGGGACCAGTAATAATTTGGCATTAGCAAGAGTCAATAGAGGTATCAATTTCCCTACCAGTCCGATGATAGCCAATAGCCCTTTACCTACAGCAAAGGCAGCGATCAAGCCCATTATGAACAATGTAATTTTAAGAACGTTATTCAGTCCTCCGACCATACGAGTAATCTTCAAGCCCAGTCCTAGGATCCTTACCATGATAGTCACTACCGTCATGAACACTTTCCCTAAGGTCTCGAAAACCTTTGTAAGTTCTTGACGGAGGAACTCTTTGTTCACTTTCACCCATTCAGTGGTTCGGTCTACGAGATCTTTCATCATAGGGCTCAAGGTACTGGCAACCATTATGGCCAGGTCCTTAACTACCCTCCAAACTCGAGTTATAGAATCATTGAACTGCTCCGCTTTGTTTACATCTTCTTCCGATATGAAACCGAGACTTCTTGCCTCTTTCAACGATTTTACAAATGTGTCGAAATCTCTGGCAGTGAGGTTAAGGTTCCCCAGACCCAGTTTATCTAGATATTCTATACGTTGAGTGGCATCTAGTTCTTGAGTTTTATCTAATACGTCTAAGAGGACGTCATCTACTTTTCGCAGATTACCTTCGGCGTCTACTACTTCAGTCCCTAATAGACCGAATATCTCGACTCCTTCCCCCAGGCCTCTTGATGCTTCAGATATCTTCTTAGAAAGGGACTCTAGAGCCCCGTCCATGCCTTCAGCACTGCCTGTAGTGATATCCATGGCAAAACGTAGCTCGTCAAGTCTCTGAGCGTCTAGATCTAATACTCTGGCTTGTTTCCCCAGAGCGTCTACAGACTTAGAAACCCAGGCTACGAATCCTGCCAGGGCTGCAGAACCTCCAACAGCTACAGCAGTGAGCTTTGCCAGAGTCTTAGTGGCACTTCTCAATTCACGCTCGAACCGCCTTATGTCTTCTAAGTCTCTTCGGTCTAGCTCTATTCCTATAGCTACCAGAAATTCTTCAATAGTCATATCTCTTCCTTATTCATGAACTTGCCTTTATAACTCATAAGCAGATTCATTTGCAATATATCATCTATACTATATTCTCCCCTTACCACTTCTCCGTAAGTAGCCATAGGAGGGTTGGCTAATACTGGTGCCCAAACTAGCATTTCCATGTTATTGTCGCACCAGTCGGGGAGGTCTAAGCTTCTTGTTTTTTCGAGATAGACGGGCTCTCCGCTTCCTTCCGCAAGGAACCCAACTTTCCTAAAAAATTCTTGAAGTTCACCTCCAAAACAAAAACAACAGCCTTGAGGACCGTAATAGGGTCTTCAAATTCAGCGTCTATATTGATTATGGCTTTTCCGTCTTTCTTTACACTGTCTGAAATCAAGCACTTCTTGACTAGGGTTTCCAGCCTATTCTCGTCCAGCCCTTCAGCGATCTCAGAAACTATGACCATGGCACTTTCTAAGTCTACATCGTCTTTAGTTTTGACTTGATCTACAAGACCTTTTAAATCAGCTTTCCCCATACCTTTTAAAGCAGGACCGAGAGTTTTAGCAACCACCGCAAACAGTTTCATAGACTGAAGGGGAGGAAGTTGACTGGCAAAGAAAGTGCTGCCGTCTATTACCTTTGTTTTGTTTGTGAGCATAAAATGTGACCTTTATGTAATTGCGGCCTATAAAAAAGAAGGGAGGTGCAGAGGGCCACGTCTCTGTTAAGACCGAAGTCCACCTCCCTGAGTGTTATAATGTAGGAAGAGCTCCGAAGATCGCTTCGTAGTTTTCTACTGTGATAGTCCATTCTTGAGCTTGAGCTCCGTTACCCATGGCAATCGGAGCAGGCTTCTTGATGTAACCTTTAGTACCAATCTGAGAGTCTCCAGACTTAGTATTGATCACAGATACGGCTACTGCTTCAAAGTCTCCGCGTTCTTGCTGAGCGAACAAAGCGCCCAGGTAAGCGTTGCTTGCAGAACCTTTTAAGAGTCTGAAGATTATGTCTCCAGAACGGTTAGAGGTCTGAGTTACCAACATCTTTCCGTCAGCTCCTACGACGTCTGTAAATGCGTCTTCTCTACGGTCTCCTTGAATGACGTCATCGCCTTCAGCAAACCCGCTCAGAGGAACACCGTTTACAAGAGCGACTTGGTCTTGAAATGAATACTTTGTCATCCTTCGAATACTCCATTAATATCTATTGAGTGGATCGCTCCAGCCCCTATAGCTACAAAACTAATGTTAGGACCTTTACGTGCGGATTTGTCGGAAGCATTGATCTCACTAACTGGTTGAACAGAGACACTGTATCCAGTAGGTAAGAAGTTTCCGTCAATGTCAGTACCAGGGGCGATGAGTCCGTTCTTGACTCCTTCGTCCAGGGCCAGGGTTACTTGCTGTGCTAAGATCTGACCGCCTTCATCTGTTAGAGGGACTTTTGTAGAAGACCTACCCCTTTCACCATCAAACCTTCCTGAAGGATTGCTACTCCACCGACGTTCGTATAAACGTTGACGCCTTTACCTTTAAGGATAGTGACTTGAGCTGAAGAGATCATCTCAGTATTGATACCAGGTAATTGCTTGAATTTAAGAGTGATAGTAGAATCATCAAAAGTGAAGTCTACAGTCGCAGCTCTAGCGAAAGCCGAAACTTCCGGATACTGATTAGGATGAGTAGAGTAGATGACGAAAGTTCTACTATAGCCAAGAGCATTTAATACAGAACCAATGTCTGTAGAAACTCCTGACTGTATAGAGTCTTCGTTGTTACTGACGGTATAGAATTGCTTGATACGAGCTTCTGCCCATGCTGCTGCATCCTGTACGTCTGTATCGTCTCTAGTTTCCTTAGTGAATGCGAAAGCGTACCAATCTTGGCAATCGTCTAGACGAGTAAGAGCATCTCCTACTGCAGTCTCAGCATCAATACCAGCCGATAATGTAGCTTGTCCTTGACGGCCTTGGAAGAACGCGTCTGCGTCTCCAGCTTCACCAGCTCCAGAGATATCAGTACCACCTGCGTCCGCATCAGTCATGTAACTCACTGAAGAAGATGCTCCAGTAGTTCCTGACTTAATTAGGAATACAGTTTGTACGGAATCCCATACACAAGTCGCTGCAGTATATCCGCCAGTCGCGATAGCCTGAAGACCAGCCTGGATAGTAGCGGCTACATCGTCCATGTCAGCGTCACCACTGAAGTTTAGACCAGTAATATCTTGAGCATCACTGTCGATCGAGATAGCGAATTCACCATCCGTAACTGCAGTCCAAACAGAAAGAGTACTCTCTGCATTTGCACTTGAGCGAAGTGAACCAGGTTGAGCCGCGATATAGCGAACTCCGACTGCTAATGTATCTGGTCTAGGGCTCTGGCTAAAATAAGCCGTCGCAGCTTTATTGACTTCAGTAGTAGAAGCCCAATCTGCCGCAACCTCTTCGATACTGTTATAGTACCGAACTCCTTCAACAGGGTCAATAACTCCAGTTTCTTGAGTTACCAGGAGCATGACCCCAAATCCCTTCCGGCTTGGAGCCGCAGGAGTCGTAGATATCTGAACATCTACTATGGAGGAAATAGGAATCTCCGACATGTTATTTTTCCTTTTTTATGTACATGTAGTTTCGTCAACAGTGAAACTACGGATGTACTCGTTACTATGCTCCTGATACTCACCTTGTATCAAGACAGATTTTATTTCACAGATCAAGTCTGTCCTAGACGCTACGACATTGAAGTCGAGGTCCAATTGGGCTCTTTCTTCCCATTGAGTCTTATCTAAGGCAGTCACGTTTCTCACTTCAGAGATACGATTAATGCCGATGCCAGCAACGTCTAAAGACTGTATTGCTGATGACCCTTGTAAAAATGTTCCAAATGCCGAGGCTTCGTCTAGAGCTGAGATAGTGATACCGTCAGCATATTGTCCTCTATTCTTAAAGTAATTTATAGAAGCCCTCACCATGACTCTTTCAGCTATAGTCTCGTCTATATCGTCTCCCGAGATATTGTTCTCGAGCGTTCTCTCGGCCCAACCTTTTAAAGGGCGAAGAGTTAACCGGACAGTGGCGAAAGGACGGTCATCAGGGATTGGAGCGTTTTGCTCAGCTCGAATGGCCAGGATAGCGGGTTTACTATCGTAATCGCCTGCTGCAGTCTCAATGAGGTCTCGTATGGCCTTGTTAAGAGTTTCATTAGAAAATTTCATGGATCAACTGGCTCCACTGGTTTCGGAAGACGAGTGATCACTGTTCTATAATATCCATGATGTATCCAAGATTCGGAAGTGACGACTTTCCAGTCGGCCCCCAAATACCCTTCTATTACATCAAACTCGGTATTGTCTCTAGAACCTTTCAATTCGTCAAGTCCAAACATTACTTGGAGTCCACTCACACGTTCACCTTCTTCCATATTCTGGTAGTCATCAGCAGTCGCAGGCTGCATAGATACCTTTATAGGAGTAGAAGACTCAGACCCAGCTACGAATAACCCGTTTACATATGAACCTTCCGACGTAGACTTCCTGTCCACTGTAATGAGAAAATCATCATCTGTTAAAACTTCTAATGCAACATCTATAGCCATTATTGAGTATCCGTAACTTCGTATCTAATACTCTGACGCAGGTGGCCTGTATCTATAAGGGGGTTGTCTGACCCCTTGGCCTTAATAGTTGCTTCTTTTAAAGGCGGATCTTGTAAGTCAGTTATCTTACTTTTTACATCGTCTTCTGCAGCCTGGCCAATTAAAGCTCCTAACTGGTGAAGGGTCATATGTCCGTCGATAACTCTCTGTAGCCCAGCCTGGGCCAGATCTATATACTTATCTTGATTCTCTTCTATAGCTGAGCGCATGAATGATCTTTCAGGTATGTTGCGACTCGGAGAACCGAACTCATGGACGGCTGCCACCATCGCAGTAGGCGTTCCGTCAGGATACGGAGCTGCATCCTCTGGTACTCCTACCGATATGCGGATGCCTCCTAAAGCTCCAACCAATTTTTTGAGCTCTTTGGAAGCATCTCCCTTGCGGGTGACTTTGGCCTTTATTCTCATAATCCAACATTATTAATTACTATGAAACCAGGGATCTTCACCTTGTCTCTTATGTTAATAAACTTCTGACCATACGTAGTCTTGAGATAATAAGCGTCTGGATCTGTTAGATCTACTGATGCTACTCCTCGGGCCACTGTAACCTGTCCAGCGGACTTAGAACTCACTGGTCCTACTTTCTCAGCATTTCCTGACGATGAAGCTGTTTGCGTTCCTAGATAAAGCTCGTGAGCTGCTAAATAGCAAACTGCCAAGTCATACATGTCACCATATATGCCTTCATCTATACATAAAGCTGCATCGTCAAGAAATAGCTGGACACGAGCGTCTGGGTACGTAGCGACGTTAGAAAACTCGGGGAATCGGGTTCTAAAATCTTCTACAGTAGTTGCCATCTTCTCGTGTCCAGTTTATTGATTATAGGTCTTCGTCGTCAGGCTCTTCGCCATTAGACTCGTCATTCTTCTCAGCGATGAGAGCTTTCACCATATCTACAGTGATAGAACCGTTCTTATTAGGTTCTACGTCCTCTAACTCGATGCCATTAGCTTCTGCTAACTCGCGAGCCTTTGCGCTGATACTCGGTCCAGAAGGAGCTTCTGCTTTCTTCTCTCCCGACACTACAAGTACTCCTTGCTCTTCATATCGCTTGAAACCTTTCTGATTTCTAAGCTGTTCAAGGTCCTTGTCAGAGACTTCTTTAGATTCTCCAGGAATAAGGTGAAAAGGTTTATTCCTTAAGATATCATTGACGTCCTTGAAGGAGATTGCAAGATTGTAAGGTTTTGCTGTTGTATTTAATATCTTAGGCATTACGTGGCCCTCCTTTGTCTTAGATATCTTCTTTGATGTTTGCGCTTAGAGGATAGTACATGTTGAGGCCTGCAGTTGAGGCTTCACCTGGTACTAGGATCTCTAGTCCGATACGCTGTTCAGGATGGAATTGTAACTCCATAGGAATCTCAATTTCCATTTTGTCTGGGCTGTTAGTGTAGCCGAACATGACTTCACGATTGCCAAGATCTTTAGCGTTTTGTACAGTAGCTGAACATTCATTCAGAGCGTGAACATTAGCAGCAGAAGCGATGAACTGGTTATTCTGAACAAAATATTCAAGAATAGTAGTATCACTGTTGCTAGAACGAGGAGTAGTGGCGATCAACGACCATCTCTCTGGAGACATACAAAGGTCGGTTGGTCTTTCCACCATCTTGGAGTTAACCCAGATATCGTTCATACAAGCGTTCAAGTCGAGAAGGATCTCGTCAGGAGTTTTAGTAGTCCACTCAGGATTACCGCCTGCGCCGTTAGGAACTGAACCAGTAGGGATGTTCGGATGGCTGAAGAAGCCTTCTAGACCCTGTTCTGCGTTACCGAAGAAAGAAGTCTCGTTTTGTGTCTGTTCTACACCGCGAACGGCTGCAGAAGACTTACGAGAGTCAAGAGGAAGACCAGACAACGCCTGGCTGCGGATCTCAGCAGTATCGAAACCGAAAGAGATAGCCATAGTCTTGACGTTGATAGTAGTTTCCTTACCACCGATGTCTGCACGAGGAATGTCCTTACCATAAGAACCGATGAACTTGGCAATGCCAGTTTGATCGTAAGTTCTATATGTGATAGACTTAGTGCCAGGAGCTGCTTCGTTAGAAACAGGGAAGACCTGACGGAACATGAGTTCAGAATACTGAACATCATACGATTTAGCTTTGATTCTTTCGAGCTCACGAGCGAAGAATACAGAAGTATCGATCGCATCACCGATGATGTTTGGATGCTTTACAGGAGCAAGAATACCTTCGTAATCGTTTACTTTCAGTCTTCCGTACTCTGCATCTTGAATATACTTAATAGCCATTATTAAGATCCTGCAGTTAGAGTTACTTCGCCTTTAAAGCGAACGATCCCGACTTCACCAGCAGCAGTAGTAGTTTCCCACTCTGCACCGCCGACTTGAGTCTCACCAGCAGCTGCAGCACCTGCGTCGATAACACCAGTGGCATCAACGTAGTTAACTGGGTCGCCAGCAGTACATCCAGAAGGACAAGTCAGGTTGATTCTACCAGAACGAAGAACTGAAACGTTCTCTTCTACCTTATAATCAAGGCTTCCGGTATTGAGTACGCCTTCTCTATGAAGGTCACGGACAGCGACACCGAGGAAATCAGTGGCTGTTGCCTTAAGAAGCTGAGACTCTTTATCAGTCCCTCTTTTTACAGCAATACCTACAGGGAGGGCTTCCTCTGCGACACCAGACTGAATCTCGTTGTCGTTGAGGTCGTTTAAAGAACCGTGGATGCGAGGATCCATCAGTCTATCGTAAGAAGTTTGTGCTGACATTATGCACCTCTCTTAGCTTTACGTTCTTGGATCTTCTTAGCACGGATCTTTTCCGAGTAAGACATATTGGCGTCACCCATAGAGTCGTTCACCTCGCCAGCTCCTTTGGCGTGGTCAGTCATAGCGTCTAAGATGGCAGAGCCTTCGTTAGATTTAACGCTATCAGCCAGGCCGTCAAAACGAGCATTGATATAGTCCTGGGACTTATCAGCAGGAAGGTCAGGACATCTGTCCATGACAACAGCTTTACGGATTTCGTCGTTAGACTTGCCCTTGGGGTCGAAATCTTTAACGATTGAAGTTGCAGTATCGATAACTGCTTTGCGCTCTTCTACAAGAGTGTCGAGATCAGCGTCAGAAACCTTTTTAGACTCGGCTTCGTCAAGCTTGGCTTGCATCTCGTCCTCAGTCTTCTTGGCTTCTTCTTCCTTCTCTTCAAGCTCATCTTCGAGCTCTTTTTTGGTATCTTTAAGGACTTTAATCTGACTGTCCTTACCCTCTAAGACTTTCGCAAATGCCTGAGCTGTTTGAGCAGGACAATCATACGAAATTCCGTCGAGTATTACCTTTTGGAGTTCAGGCATGTGTTTACCTCTATTTTTGTTTTGGGGTTGTGAGTCTGAAATATGGCAGTCGGAGCCGCAACGACCTCTTGGCACTATAGCGATATGGTTGCCTTGAATGTTCCGTTGAACAGCATCGTAAGGAGAGCCATCGGGTGCGACTCCAGGCTGCCAAAGTATATCTGCAGTATACCCGAGCGAGAGCTCTTTGGTTCCTGCTTCTACTTCTTTAATTGTTTCAAAGTCTGTGATCACTAGTGTAGACTCCATAAACTCGCCTTTAGAATCTACATCGTCTTTGGAGAAGCCGACTGAATCCTTTTTAATAGTACGCGAGTCAACTAGTGACCCTGGGTGATTTAAAGTGATTGGTTTGGATTTAAAGGAGTCTAAGACTTCCGGTTTGAAGAGCTCTTGCTCTCCCCTATAGACTCGTATAACTTGGTCTCTTGGTAAGTCGGAAGGAGCTCCCGTCATGAATGGTATCTCAAAAGATCGATAGTTGAGTACACCTGTTTTGGCCAGGCGACTATCTCTTACTATCAAGTACCCTTCTGAACTCTTCTCTCTTTTCGTGTTAACGAAGTCGAGCTTGTCTGTAATATAAGTTAAGATTGTTTCAATCTCTGACATACTTTAGATCCTCTGTATATCTAACTATATTCTAATTTACAAAAAAGTAAAGTGTTATTTATAAAAAAGAAAAGAGGACCGGATGGCCCTCTTTGGGAGAAACGAATTAACTTCATCAATCAATCAAATTAATGATACTATTATCCAGCTGTAAAATAAAGTATTTTAATAAAAGTTTACGTTTTCCGTAAAGAAGGCCTTTACTTTTTCCGTAAAGACTAGTATAATGTATTATTGTTAAAAAGGAGAAAGAACATGACACGATTCCATACATCAGACGGAAAATCACCTCAACTAGAAAGATTTGAAGGGATAGCCACTGGAAGAGCTCTCAGAGAATTAACTCAAGCCCTCCCAATCCTCGTCGAGGATGCCAGAGAAGAAGGTTTCGGAGATGAAGAGATTCAAGCTATATTGTTGGAAATGATAAAGAGGGAAATATAGGATGGCAGTATATGTAGATCCTCTTATGGACCATGGGTGGGTGCTCAGAGGTCGGAGTACTAAAAATTGTCACCTATTGGCAGATTCTTTAGAAGAACTCCACGAGATGGCTCAAGCTATCGGTATGAAGAAAGAGTGGTTCCAACCTAAGTCTCTCCCTCATTATGACCTCACAGAGTCTAGACGAGATAAAGCGATCGAGCTAGGGGCGGTAGAGATGGAACTCGGGAAAGATTTATTAGGAGTGTTCAAGAGAGTCCGTGAGTGGGCCAAGGAACTCCCATGAAACCTTATTGCCAAGCCCAGTCCCAAGGTCAAGAGTTCTTTTGTCCTGAGTGTAAGACTCGCTGGGATATGAATGATACCGATCCACCAGTATGTGGACGAACGGTACTGGCTCGGAAAGAAGTCTCAAAACGTCTAAATCAATTGAAGGAGAAAATGTAATGAGTAAAGGATTCTCGCGGGCCATGGATGATCATAGTCTCAACGTTGTCAAGTTAACTGGTGAAGGTTTTAAGATCTATATTGATCCGTACGACCCAGATCCCGACAACCCGCTTATCAAAGACCGTGAATTGCATGTGGTCAAGTCTACGTTAAGTACTAAATTAAATGCCTTAATACTACCTAAACTTTCCTATAGAGCAACGTACAAAGGCGTTGCGTACGTAGTAAATCGCAGAAAAGACTATATTTTAATTAACAAAGAGGAGAACGTCAAATGAAGAAATTGCTTTTGATTTTGGTGCTTATGTCGGTGATGGGGTGTGCGGTCCCTGAAGGAGGAGTCAAACTCCCTAAATGGTCTGGAGTATTCAACACTCCGGCTGGTCCTGTTATCCTGAGAGACGGAGACTAGGGTCATCGAATTCGCTATACTCATGTTACAGGTCTTGATCCTGTTCTGCGTTAACTCTAAGGAAGATGATTCTCCTTATTGGAAGGGCAGGGCCTGGGCCTGTAATGAGTATTACAATAAAGGGCGTTCTATCGAAGAGCTTAGAACCCGAGTCACCAGGAAGCTCAAACCTGACGACTTTGAACGGGGTGCTCTTGACGCCTTAAACATTTTAAAAGAGAGACATGGAAAATGAACGACGTCAGGAATTACTCTGCGACACTCCTCTTAGGTAATATACATAAAAGGTCTCAGACTATAGAACATTGCGAAGTGGTGAGGGAGAAAATTCGTAAGGGAACTCCTTTGAATAGTTACGAGACTCAGACGGCTATAGACATGCTCTGGATAGCTCAGAAGTTCTTAGAAGGAGCGAGCTGATGAAAGACAAGACTCTGTGGTTCATTATCAACATCTTCCTATTCTTCATGATGTGGGTTGGCGTTATCTTGGGCTGGGTTGCAATGGCAGTATTCTTGAAACCTTTACAAGTGCAACTAATTACTCTATTCTCAGTTAGCGGTATACTAGCTGCAGTCGCAACTATCATAATAAGCAAAGCGTGTAGTAGTGAATAAGAGACAGCGCAAGAAACGGCTTAAGAAAGATGACTACTCATAACTCCCACGTCCTCATAGAGGGATTATCGCCCTGGCCACGCAACGACAGTTTATGTCATGGCCAGGGTGCCCAGTCTTCGGGGGAGGACTATCCCATCTAAATGTCTTACCGTTATTCGCCACATGAGTCGGTCTCACTCTATCGTCTCTTGAAGTCTGCCAGACATATTCCTGTACTCCTAAATCTGCCTGGCGTTGTTGAGTGATCAAGGAGTTTGTCTTCTGTATCTGGTCACGAGCTATCAGCTTGGCTCGGTTCCTGGTCGTACCCGTCACCTTCTGTATCTCTCTAGTAATGTTCCCGACCTTCTGGCCCTCGCTCACTCCTTGATAGATTATAGTGCTGATCTGTTTGAAATATTGATCTGGAATACTCTGTATGAGATCCACGTTGGTCGCAATCTGAGTCTGAATTACATCGTTCAATCCTTCCTGCGTGAGTACTCGACCGAGCGATATACCTCCAGTGATCCTCTCCATCCCTTTGTCAAACTTCTTTGTATTATCCCTGGCTTCCCCGATAACCGCTTCAGAGGCTATGCGAGAGGCTGCAGGAGTGATATCTCGGTACTTCCTCTTTACTCCATTCACCAGGTCACGGAGGTCCATAGAGAAGCTATCCGCAACGAACTGGTTCCGATTAGTACGCAAGAACGCGACGAGGTTATTCATCACGTCCTTGGTCATGAGGGTTATCAAAGTATTGAGATCCTTACGGTAACTAATCATCACTCGCTTGGACTCTTCAATAGCTGGGGCGATGATCTCGTTAGAGTTCTTCTTCCTCATCCTTTTGTTCAGCTGGACTCTTTCCCTCAGGGGAAGTGGACTTAGTCGCGGCATTGAATGTCTCCTCGTCTATTGGGGGTTCATTGGCGAAAGCTTCTAGATCTTTAATGTGAGAATCTTCTATATTACTATAGACTTTATTCTGTTGTAATTCCTCGGCAACCTGGGCTTCGGTAACGACAGCATTCTGTAGATATATGGCATCTCTTTGCGCATCAACCAATTCTCGGTCAGCCTGTTCTTTCTGGCTTTCTTGCCATAATTTGACCCATTCATATTGATGTATGCCTTCTGGAACCTCTCCCCATAGAGATCTTGATATGATCTCATCTAGTTTGAACATTGGAGGCGAGAGATCGCTCTCCTGCTTATCGTGGATATTGTCATAGTAGTTACGGAGGTCAGATTCACCAGTGGCGTTCAGACCGCCTGGAGAATTACCTAGAAAGCGGGTGGCAGGAATATCGGTCACTGCTGCTAAGAGCCCGTAGAACTTCTCTATCAGGTCGGATACTCCAGCGGCTGGCATAACTCGGTTGCTGAAAGTTTCGTCCTCGTCCAATAAGGCCATATGAAACATAGACTTGATGAAAGCGTAGACTTCAAAACGTTGCTTGATCTTTTCCTCTTGTCCTGCAGCCAGGCTATTTGATAACCCTTTAATATTTACAATGTCAAGATTCAACTCGTGCATCAGAGCAGCCAGGGAATCAGATACGAGCGTCGCGTTTGTCATCTCTTTGTATACACTATCAAGGACTGATTGGCTCCACCATCTATTATTTTGGAACTCGTCACGTGGTAGCGGTAGTCCGTCGAATCGTATTACTCGGGTATGATGTAAAGCTGATCCGGCTCTGGTAGTGAGACGATATGCAGTTGGTTTGAGATAGTTGGTACTTGTAGGGTCTTGATCGATTATCTGACTGGCTGCAGCATATTTGGCATCAACCACTTGAAACCCTCTCAACTCTCCTGGGCGTATCGTATCTAGTTCTAAAGGTAGGGATAAGTCCGTATCTCCATTCGCTATGATTGGGACGAGGAGCGATCCTCCATAAAGCCTGGCCCACATGAGAGCCTCTTTAACTTTCTTCCGTACCTGGAAAACTCGTTCTGCTGCAGTATATTGCTTAATCTGTTCATCCTTCAAGTCAGTATCTTCGAAAGTTCTCCATTCTCGGACCATGTCACCTGGTATGATATCTACAATCTTTCGGGCGATCGCAGTACCGGTATACATCTGCGAGAATTCCTCATAGGAACGTTGGTGCTTTATGAATGTAGAGTAAGCGCCTTTATCCGAAGCAGTACCGAGACCCGACATGACGTTTACAAGTCCGTCTATGACTTGGCCCGCAGTGGATTTCGGCTGTAATGTAAAAGGTTGTTGGTTCATTTGTAACTCCTTAATATCCACTATAGTTTATACCGCCTTCTCCCTTAAGTAAAATGTTTACGGCATCTAAAGTTGTATCGACTTGGTCGTCGTGCTCGTGAGTGTCTTCAAGATTAAAATCTTCAAACTCCATTAAATAGTCGTTCAGCCAATGGGCATGCGACGGTAAGACTACCAGGCCAGAGTGGAAATAGGAATGGCAGTCGATGGCTCGTGTAACCTTGTCAACTTGT